AACACGATTAAAAATCGTCCCCAATGGTAATAATGTGAAGGATTGGATAATCAGCAGCCAAGCCCCTAACCTCGTTATGGTAAGAGTATGGGGAAGGTTCAGAGAGTAGATGATCACGGGTCTCAAATGATGGTTTAACCAACCTGATGAGGCACAAGGTGTATTCCGGCCCTATTGGAAACTTTAGGGGTATTCATGGAAATGAATTTACATATGCCGCAGGATATGGAATCCGACTCGGAACTAAGAAATTTAGCGGCAGTTCCTTATCAAATTATTAGTCCTGCGAACAACAAGCCGATTGTCGGTATTTATCAAGATTCTCTTCTTGGTTCTTATCGTTTTACAAGGAAGAATATTAATTTCACACCAAGAGATGCAATGAATTTATTGATGCGATTCCAGCGTGTCAATGAGGAGCTCTTTGGTAACAAGGTCAAGATTAGTAATTTTGAAATCCTATCTCAAATCACACCTCCAATTACTCTGCACTACAAGACCAAACAATTCAAGGATGGTGATGACCCCAAAACTGCAAATTCTGTTCTTGAAATTAGAAATGGTCAATATTTACGCGGTCAAATGGATAAAGGTGTCATTCATGATGGTGCAAAAGGATTCATCCAGCGCGTTTGTAACGATTTTGGAAATATGGCGGCTGCACAGTGGCTAGATGACTTGCAGAACATCATCAATGAATATATGAAGTCTAGTTGCTACAGTGTAGGTATAAGTGATTTAATTGCCGATGAATCCACCAATCAGAAAATTGTACAAACAATTACCAAGAAGAAAAATGATGTCAAGAATTTGATTGACCAAACTCAAATCGGTGTTTTTGAAAATAACAGTGGAAAAACCAATCAAGAAGAATTTGAGACGCAAGTCAATAACATTTTGAATCAAGCATCTTCTGAAGCTGGTAAAATTGGTCTCAAAAGTTTGGATTCAGATAATCGTTTTGTTGTTATGGTAAATGCAGGGTCAAAAGGGTCAGACTTGAATATCTCACAGATGATTTCGTGTTTGGGACAGCAAAATGTGGATGGTAAGCGCATTCCTTATGGTTTTGAACACAGAACCTTACCTCATTTTACAAAATTTGACGATTCACCAAGCGCTCGTGGTTTTGTGGAAAGTTCTTATATCAATGGACTTTCTCCTCAAGAGTTATTCTTCCATGCAATGGGTGGTCGTATTGGTCTTATTGATACCGCTGTAAAATCAGTTACTTGGGAAACTCCAATTGTCATTATTGAAGGAGGAATTGCAAAGTATACTGAAATTGGTAAATGGATTGATGGTCAACTTGATGTAGAAGGAGCAAAGGTCCAACATTTCACTGAACGTCAAATGGAACTCATGAACTTAGAAAACGGAGATGTGTTTATTCCTACTACAGATGAAAATGGTGTTGTTACTTGGGGTGAAGTAACTGCTATTACTAGACACGACCCTGGAACAGAGCTTTATGAAATCAAAACATCAGGTGGACGCAATGTGATTGTTACCGAAAGTAAATCACTATTGATTTGGAATAATGAAACTAAGAAACTTAAAGAAACTCCTACACCAGAAATTAAAGTAGGAGATTGTGTTCCTGTTACTATGGAGTTGTGCAAACCTCCTGTTATCTTGGAATCTGTTGAAGTTTCTAATTATTTACCAAAGAATAAATATGTCTATGGTTCTGATTTCAACAAAGCAATCAACCTTATGAAAGAAACTATGGAAGGTCGCGCAAAAATTCCAACTGGCTGGTGGAATGAAAACAACGGAACAAATTTCATACTTCCATATAATAAGAAATCATCATTACAAAGAGTTGTTATTAGGTCCAACTTGGATAATATTAAGGATGGATTCATATATCCTTATCATGCGTTTCGCAAAAACACTCAATTTAATGAAAAGTTTGCTCTTAATGAAACTAATGGTATCTTTATTGGATTATTCATAGCAGAAGGAAATGCACAAGGAAATTGTGTTTACATTACAAATTTGAATGAAAACATTAAATCATTTGTAAAAACTTGGTTTGATTCTCATTCTATTAAATGGAAGGAAACATCGCGAATTAATAAAATTGGGGGAACATCAGAATGTATTATTGGAAATTGTGGAGTACTTGCTGATTTCTTAACAAGATTTGTCGGAAAAGGTGCAGCAAACAAATATGTGCCAACAGATGCATTTATTGCAAAAGAAGAGTTTATTGTTGGATTATTGAATGGATACTTCTCTGGTGATGGATCAATCAGTAAAAACTCTATTGAAGTTGGCTCTGCATCAAAGAGATTAATTGAGGGAATTTCTATGTTATGTTCAAGATTAGGAATCTTTGGCAAGGTCTTCAAAACACAATTGAAATCTAATAACTTAGGAACTAAAAATATCAAGCCAACTTATCGCTTATCTATTAGAGCACAATGGGGTGAAATATTCTCAAGAAAGGTTCATCTTTTAGAAGAAAAGAAACAACAAAAATTAAATTCTATTTCTTGGGGAGAATATCATATTAACTTTGAAACATATAACAATGTTGTTTTAGACAAAATCACAGAAATAAATATTATTGGAGTTGAGAATCATCCAAAAGTATATGATTTGACGATTCCATCTACACTCAACTTTGGCCTCGCAAATGGTCTACAAGTTCGTGATACTTCAACAACTGGATATATTCAGAGACGACTTATCAAGGGACTTGAGGATTTGATGGTCAATTATGACATGACTGTAAGAAACAACAAGGGAAAAATTGTAGAATTCTCTTACGGTGATGATAGCATTGACACAGTCAAAGTTGAAACTCAAAGTATACCAATTGTTAGCATGAGTATACAAGATATTTATTCTCATTATAATATTCCTGATGAACCTGCCAAGATGAAAGCGTTTTCACAGATATTCTTGAAAAATACGATGACTAGATTGAGAAAACAGAAAGAGGAAACACAAAAGAAATGCAAGTTTTATACAGATATGATGTTTGATATGCGCGAACAAGTCATTAAGAAAGTGTTCAAGGGAAAAGATGACAGTTCTGTAAATTGTCCTGTTGGATTTGCACATATTATTAATAATATTCAGGGACAGCAAGGATTGAATTCTAGCTCAGTAGTAGATATTACTCCACTTGAAGCATTCTCTATGATTGAAGATGCATTTGAAAATTTGGAGAAAATTCGTGCTGCTCCTCCTACATTGTTGTTCAAGACACTATACTTCTATTATCTATCTCCGAGAGACCTGCTCTTTGCAAGACGCTTCAATAATGCTGCGCTCACTATTTTGTTGGAAACTATTGCGCTCAATTATAAACGCTCTATTGTTGCACCTGGTGAAATGGTCGGTATGATTGCGGCGCAGAGCATTGGAGAACCGACAACACAGATGAGCGGACCACGCAGACAACTCATAAAGGTAATAAAAATTAATAAAGAAACACAAAAAATTTCAATGCAGTCAATAAAAATAGGCGAACTATGTGATAAAATTATTGAAGACTTTCCACAATATACATTCAATACTGGTCACGAAAATAGTGTTGAGACATTGTTGGATGCACTAGAAGACGAATATTATATTATCGGTGTTGATGGAGAAGAAAAGACTCATTGGAATAAAATCTCGCATGTAAGTCGTCATCCAGTAAATGGACAAATGATGAAAGTAACTACAAAGAGTGGGCGTATAGTAGAAACTACAATGAGTCACTCGCATTTGATTCGTGATAATCAGACTGTTGCTCCAATTACAGGTTCTGATTTGAAGGAAGGAATGCGAATTCCAGTTGCGAAACATATTGATAACACATTTATTCAAAGTTCTGTAATTATTGGTGATAAAGAATATGAATTGGATTATTTATTCGGATGGTTTATTGGAGCTTATTTAGCAGAAGGAAATTTAAATAAAAAAACTGGAACTGACGAAGCAAACGGAACTATAAATATTACAAATATATCACCTCATTTTATTAATAATACAAAGAAATTTGCAGAAAGATTTGGAAGGGAGTGTTTTATAGATAATAAAGCAGGTGAATATGGACCAGGAATTACCACAAAGTTTTCATGCAAATTTCTAGCAGATTTCATAATGAAAACTTGTGGAACAGGTTCTTTCGTGAAGGTTGTTCCAGACTTTGCCTTCTTAGCACCCAATGAATTCAAGGCTGGACTTATCCAAGCATACTTTGATGGCGATGGAAATTTCCAATGCTGTGAAGGCCATCATCAGATTCGTGTTTGCAGTAGGTCGGAGCAGCTAATCAAGGACATTTCCCTCCTCCTTGCCTACTTTGATATTTTCGGAACTATCAAGGCAAATTTCACTCGCGGTTCTAACATTTATAATTTGGCTATCTCGCCCAAATATAGTCCTCTTTACAAGGAGCATATTGGTTCTCTTGTTCATTCTGAAGAATTACAAGGACTTGTGAATTATGTGTCAAGAGAAGATGCTCATGACCTTTCTGATGAAGTTGATAAAATAAATGGTCTCGGTGAAATTATTGCCAAGTGTGGCAAAGAGCTTAAGTTACCTGGACAGAGTCGTAATTATGGACGCTGGGCTAAGACCAATGCCATCGGTCGTCGCACCTTGCAAAAATATATTCAAGTATTTGAATCTCACGAAAATGCAAAGGTCATTGCAGACGAATTAAAAATTCTGAGACAAGCAGCCAACTCACACGTAATATGGGACGAAATCAAGAAGATTGAAATTTATACTCCTGACCAATCCGAATATGTGTACGACTTCACTGTTCCAGCGAATCAAACATTTATGACTGATTATGGTGTCATTGTGCATAATACTCTTAACTCAGTAACATTTGAGACACCTATTATCGTAAGGAATCGTGAAGGTCATATTCAAAAAGTGCAGATTGGAGAATTTATTGAAAAACATATTCAGATGCCGAAAAAGTTGGAATACTATAAAGACAAGGACACCACTTATGCAGAGATGAGTGAATATTATGAAATCCCATCTTGTACAGAAGATGGTGAGATTGTATGGAAGGAAATTGAGGCAGTAACAAGACATCCTGTTATTAACAAAGATGGTTCAAACACTATGTTAAAAATAACTACAGATGAAGAAAGAGAAGTTATAGTAACAAAAGCCAAAGGTATATTGAAATTAGTTAATGGAAAAATAATTGGAGTAAGTGGCGATGAATTAAAAGTTGGAGATTATCTCCCAGTAAGCTTGAAGCAAATAGATTTCAAAGAATCTTTAACTTTGAATTTGAAAGAAGTATTGCCACCAACTGAATATATTTATGTATCTGAAGTAGATAAAGCTAAAGCTGTAATGGATGAGACTTTCTGGTGGACAAAACATTCTGGAAAAACATTTGTACTTCCATATAAAAGAAGTGATTCGTTTGTTGCAAAGTTCAATGATAAATTAAGAAGAGGTTGCAAGACTAAAACAACATTAATGCCTGGTTGTGTTTACACAAAGCAGACAAATATGTGCGATTATCAAATTCCAGAGGTTCTTGAGCTAGATTATAATTTTGGTTATTTAATTGGGGGATATGCAGCCGAAGGTTGTATGACAAAATTCCAAATATCTATTTCAAATAATGATGATGCATATTTCAAACCAATTTTGGAACTTTGTGAAAAGTGGAATTTGACTACTAAGATTTATAGAAATGAAAATAAAGGTAAAGAAGGATGGATGAGCCAAGATTTAAGAATTTATAATACAGTATTATGTCGTATTCTTGAGACATTTTGTGGAAAATTGAGTCATAATAAGTTTATATCTGATAAAATTATCTTCTCTAATAAAGAGTGTCTATTGGGATTCTTAGATGCATATATTGGAGGCGACGGATCAGTAAAATCTGATTCTAAAAGTATTATAATGTTTTCCGTATCAAAAAATTTATTAATAGATGTTCAACAAATATTAAATAATCTTGGGATTTATAGCTCTATAAAAAAACATAAAAAACAACAATTTAATAATAGAGGCACTTTGAATGAAAATATTCATCAAATGTATAGATTGAATGTTACTAATAATCAAGCTAAAAAATTGGCACAAATTTTGAAAACTAAAATAGATTATAAAATTGCAAATACAAAATTAATTGCTGAACACAACTATAAATTTAATTATGAGATTAATAAGAATTATTTGTCAATTCCAAATGAAATTAATGGAAATATCGTGTTTGAACCCAGAACAAAAGATAAATACAAAGATGTTCTATTTGATAAAGTTAAAAATATTGAAGAAATATCAAATACTACAAATTATGCTTACGATTTAACAGTTGAAGGTACAAGGAACTTTAATATATACAACGGCATAACTCAAAAAGATACTTTTCATTTTGCTGGAGTGTCATCCAAATCCAATGTGACTCGTGGTGTGCCACGTATTGAGGAAATCTTGTCTTTGTCAGAGAATCCGAAGAACCCTTCACTCACTGTATATTTGAAGCCAGAGGAAGAAACAGAAAGAGAAAAAGCTCAATCTATTATGTATATGTTAGAGAACACAAAGATGGCAGAACTAGTTAAAACTATTGAAATCTGCTTTGACCCTGATGATTTGAACACTCTTATTAATGAAGATGCTGTTTTAATGCAACAATATAGGGCGTTTGAGAATATGATGGATGAATGTGCGGAAATAGAGGTTGCTGATGAAACAAATGAAAAATCAAAATGGATATTGCGTATGCAGTTAAATCCAGAAGTGATGCTTGAAAAGAACATTACAATGGATGATATTAATTTCACATTGAAAAATAGTTATGGAGATGAAATCACATGTGCTTATGCGGATTACAATGATGAGAATCTTGTTTTCAGAATTCGTATGAACAATGTCCTTAAGGCGGGCACAAAAGGTTCAAAGAAGAGTAATGTAAATCCACTTGACCAATCAGACCAAATCTATCTACTTAAGAATTTCCAAGACCAGTTGCTACATAATGTGATTATTCGTGGAGTCAAGAAAATCAGCAAGGTTATTTTAAGAAAAATCAAAGATAATGTTTTTGAAGAGAATGGAATTTATAAAAAGAAAGATATTTGGGTGCTAGATACTGTAGGCACAAACTTGCTCGGTGTATTAGCATTAGATTATGTTGACCCAACAAGAACATTCAGTAATGATATCTTGGAAATTTATAATGTACTTGGCATTGAAGCAGCTAGACAATCTATTTACAATGAGATTGCAGATGTTATTGAATTTGATGGAACTTATGTCAACTATCATCATATGTGTATGTTATGTGACAGAATGACTTATAATAGTAAATTAATCTCTATCTTTAGACACGGTATTAATAATGATAACATTGGGCCAATTGCAAAGGCATCCTTTGAGGAAACACCTGAAATGTTCTTGAAAGCGGCTAGACATGCAGAACTGGATAACATGCGCGGTGTATCTGCTAATGTGATGGTAGGTCAAGAAGGATTATTTGGAACAAGTGCATTCCAAGTATTATTAGATATTGAGGAGATGAACAAATTAGAGCGAACAGTGGAATACGATAGAAAGAATGAGCAAGAAGAAATTGAAAAGATGTTTGGACAAATTGAAAGTGTAGATGATGCTTGTAGTAGCAATAAGTTGATGATACAAAATAATGTTACAAACATTAAGCCCAAGGATTCTGGAGAAGACAACGACTATAATCCAGGATTCTAAGTTCTAAGTTCAAAGGTGTAAAATTTGTATAAATTTACAAAAAAATAATAATATATTATAAATAATAATATGTTATTAGAAAATGGACTATTTATTTTTCGCCGTGATTTTCGTATTGTAGATAATAATGGTTTAAACTATATTAATTCTAAATGCAAAAATGTATACACTATTTTTATTTTTACTCCAGAGCAAGTTGGTTCAGGAAATTCTTATAAATCAAATAATGCAGTACAATTCATGATTGAAAGTTTACAAGAACTTGCAAGTGAAATTGCAAAAAATGGAGGTAAGCTTCATTGTTTTTATGGTTCTAATAATAAAATAATTAGTGAATGTATTCAAGCATTCAAAATTGACTTGGTTTGTTTCAATGCTGATTATACTCCTTATGCATTAGAGCGAGACCATAAAATTATGGAATTATGTAAGAAAACGCATATTGGTTTTGAAAGAACACCCGATTATTATTTACATGAACCAGGAATAATTATGAGTGGTTCTAATTCACCATATAAGAAATTCACACCTTATTATAATGCTTCTTTAAAAAAAAAGATAGAATCTCCGCAAAGTGCACGCAAAATAAATTTCAAGAAGACTACAAATCATTTGCCAAATATGATTTCATTAGAACAAGCACATAATAAATTTATCACTAGAGAGAATCCACATATATTAGTACATGGAGGTCGTGATGAAGCATTAAAAACACTGCATAATGCAGTAAAAACCCAGAAACATTATGCATCTACTCATAATGATTTAGATAAACAAACAACACAATTATCAGCTTATTTGAAGTTTGGCTGTATTAGCATAAGAGAGGCATATAAAGCATTCAAAGGTAAACATGAACTTATAAGACAACTTATATGGCGTGATTTTTATATGAATATTTTATACTTTTTTCCATATGTTTTGGGAAAACCAATGAAACAAAATTATTCAAAAATAAAATGGCATAAAAATCAAAAATGGCTAGATGCTTGGAAAAAAGGTGAGACTGGATTTCCAGTGGTAGATGCAGCGATGACACAATTAAATGTAACAGGTTATATGCATAATCGCGCGCGTCTGATTGTTGCTTCATTTTTGACAAAGACTCTTTTGATTGATTGGAGAGAAGGAGAGGAATATTTCGCAAAAAAGTTGACAGATTATGACCCTGCATCAAATAATGGTAATTGGCAATGGGTTGCATCCACTGGTGCGGATTCGCAGCCATATTTTCGTATTTTTAATCCGTGGTTACAAAGTGAAGAGTGGGATAAAAATACAGATTATATTAAAAAGTGGTTACCAGAATTGAAAGATGTACCCGCAAAAGATATACATAATTGGTATAAAAGTTTTGAAAAATATAAGGGAAAAATTAAATATCCACATCCAATATGTAATTATGAAGAACAGAAAGAGAAGGCATTATCAATGTTCAAAGGAATTTATTAATTATATTTATTATATTTATTATATTTATTATAAATATTTAAAATAATAATAATGAATTATAATAATGCCATTATTATCTGAAATTTTAAATGAACATATTCATGCAACTAATTTTTTATATAAGAGAGAAGGAATAGATTTTGTTATAAATATTGAGGTCTCAGAAGAGTTAGGATATTATTTTTATTTTTATTTTTCAAGAATTTATAGTGATGGAATAAAAAATAGGCTTAAAATTTTAAAGGAATTAGATGATAATATTTTTATAAATGAAAGTCTTAAACTACAATTACAAGAAATATTTTGTAAAATTCAAAAAACCTATTATTCATTTTCAAAATTAGCATATATTTGGAGATACAAAACATCTAAAATATTAGTAGATAATGATTTATCTTTGAATCCAATTGATATTAATAAAAAAAATGTATTTGTTCTTTTTCAGAATAATTCTCGTTATTTATTCACTACTAATGATTTAATAAATATTATAAATACAAATTTATCTAATTCTCCAAATTTTTTCTGTAATCCATTATGGCCTAAAAATCCATACAATAATATATTATTTTCTAATGCTGATTTTTATAATATTTATTTTTTTCTTAAATTTAAAGTATACAATGTTCCATTATTATTAGAACTTTTCTTTAAATCTAATTTTAATTTAACAGATTTTGCTTTTCATAATGAATGTGTTATTCGTAGTTTTAAAATAGACAATTATGTGAAGTCATCTGATAATGATACTTTGTATAAAAATATTACCAAAATGATGTCGGAAAATATTGATATTACGAATAATATTAAAATAAGTCCTGAATTTCCGAAAGATTTATTGGTTCAAATTATGCGTCCTTATTTGCATCTTTATATAATTTCAAAATTTTATATTATTGGTACTGAAAAATGGTCTTCATCAGAAAGAATTTTAAGAAGAAAATTAAATAATTTTGCATTATATAATCCATTATTTGGTAGAAAAACAGTAAAGATTAAAAATATATTTGGGAAAATAACAGAAGAACCTTATGTTATCTTTAATGATAAACATATAAATTTTCATGAAAATAATGGAGTTGATCCTGAAAATAGAAATGATAATTCTGATTCTGAAGGTGAAGATGAAGGTGAAGGTGAATTTGTTTATGATAATGATAGTAATGAGGATGATTTAACTATTGAAATAAATAGAAATTTAAATGATGAATTTGATAATAATATGTCTATTTCTTATGATGATAATGATTCTGATTCTACTGCAGATTCAATTTAATTGTTCTGGTGTTTCTTTAAATAGCTTTAAAAATAATATATTATAAATAAGAAATATATTATTCATAAGTAATATTTTGTTTATTTATTTTTAGCTTTTTTGGTATCATTCTTTTTTGGTTTTTTTTCTTTTGTAGGAAGCATAGATGCTTTTCTAGATTTTTTCTTAGCTGGAATAATAGTAAAAACTTCAGAAGGTTTATTAACTCTACTTAATAATTGTGATATATCTGGTTCTGCTTCTGCTTCTGCATCTGCAACATCTTCTTGTATAACAAATTTCTTTTTAGATTTTGCTTTTTCTATATTTTTTATTTTTCGTAGTTCTTTTATATAAATAGGGATTCTTTGTAAATAATTTTCAATATTAATTTTAATTCCATGTTCAAGAGAGAAATTCAAATCTGTTAATCCTTCTCCATCATTTAAATCCTCTAAATTTAATAAAATATTATCATTATCATTTTCCTTTATGATTCTATATTCTAAATTATTGCCAGATGTTTTATCTGTTGCTAATGCAGGAATAATTATAAATACAAATTTATCAGTTGGTTTTCCATAACATAAAAATGAATGTGTTTTAATATCTTCCCCTAAAAAGTTATTATAAATATTCTTTTGTTTATTGGATTTGAAAATAAAAAAAGATGGTATTTTTGCATTATTCAATAACAACCATAAATCAAAATGTGTTAAAAAATAACTATCTGAATATATCATTGTAGTTATATTCAAGACACCTGCTTTTAATTGGTCTATAAATGTTTTCTTACCATCCTCAAATAATATTGTATATATACTATCTTCATACAGTCTAATATATTTTTCATACAATATTTTTAGAAGCGTTCTAATTTGTTCAACAGTTATTTTTTTACCAAGAACTTTTTCCATAATATCAATAATGACTTGAAATGAACATGCCTTTGTTTTATCATAAACATATTCACCAAATTTTTCTGCAAATGTATCTCTCCAAAATGTATTTGACACATTATTTTTAACTACAACTTTACAATCAACTGTTTCCTCTGGATTTATTGCTTCTTCTAATGCTATTTGATGTGAATACATCTGGGTTTTTATTGGTATCACATTATCATAAGTATTATATTTAATAAATTGGTTTATTTCTATTGGAAGTAATCCTTCAAAATATTCTTGATTAAGCATAGATTGTATTACAATTATTTCGTTGTCCCTCAAATTATAATTCAAAGTATTAAAAGATGCATAACTCTGTGGTTTGAATATGAATGATTTTATTCTATTATATCTAATAATTTCATCTGCCATTTTTATAAAATAATTCTTTTCATTATTTGCTCCATTTAATAAATTGTATTTAGGTAGAATTAATTGACATGTTTTACCATCATTTATTAGTTTACATAATGGTCTATTTTTTTCACATTTATTTTGTGGTTGAATAATACATGTTTTTATTTCATTTAAATCATTATAATCATAACTTTCATCAAAAATTATTTTATCAGAAATTAAATTCTTTAAATACTTAGTTATATATTTTAATTTATAATTATAAAGTTCACCAATATTTTTAATTAAATCTTCAATATTCTCTCTTATATGTAGATTTTCATATTCATTTAATAAGATTCGTATTGTATTTCTGAAAACATTCCAAAAATTTGTTTCAAGTTTTAACTTTGTAATATATTCAACTCTTTCTTTATCCACATCTCTCTCTGAACTAGTTAATAATATTTTCTTATCTGCAATTAAATAATTATAACTATTGAATATTTTTATTGAATCAGTTACATTCATTAATGGCTCTGGTGGATTTATTTCTATAAATTGATTTGTCTCTGTAAGTATTCCAATTATCATTACATCATCCTCTACTACCTTGAAATCAGGTAAACAGCTTATCTTCCCACGACTATCATCTGCCAAATTTTGAAGAAACTCAATGGTTTCTTTATAAGATTTAAATATGCCTTCATCATTAATAAATATATAATCATAAGTTGAGTTAATAGATGATGGATAACATGGCACATATCCTATTTTTCCTTTTTTATTTTCCACTAGAAGACCTACTACTTTATTATTATAATTCAAAATTTGCATTTTAATATCATATTTTAGCTTGTTCAAATTATCTATCAAGAGAGAAAGGGCAATTGGTCGTTTAAATTTATATTCTGCTTGATTTGGTATGCTTGATAAAGGTAAGCATTTATTTTGTAAAATTGGTTTAATAAGCTTCTTGAAAACTGCACGAATTGTTTGAGACATTTTAACATCATATTCACTATAGAATTTTTTTACATCAATGTCTTTATCTTTACCTAAATCTGTATAGGAATAAATAGGTTCAAAATATGTACCTCTTTTTCCAACTTTCTTCATGAATATGATTGTTTTCTTACGTGCATCATAAAACTCATTTGAATAATGATTTGTTGGACAAATTAATGAAATATTATTGGTTGAATCATTTTCTGGAATCTCAAGAATTACTATATTTACTCCTGATGGAAAGAGAGAAGGGTTTGGCATAGATATTATATCCCATAAATATGTATAATCTATTATTACTGTATCATCTCTTAAAAATGCAATAAAATTTTCAAATGCATTTACAACTTGTTTGAAATATTCTTTATCTTCTCCCTTATATTTTTTATAAAGTTGTGAAGATTTATATTTTTCAATATTTGTATCTATTATTGTATCCATATTTAAAAAACTTTGCACTAGATTTCCATTCTGATATTTAATAAAATTATCTATGTTCAATGAAGAAATTATTCTTTCTTTAAGTTCTTTTATATTACTTTTTTTTAGAAGAGTTTTTT